AGTTTTATACGCATAATATTAATTAATAGAGGGGGTTTAATCGCTCCCTCTTATTTAAACATAAAAGATATATGGCTTGTTTAGTAGCAAACGGTAGAGCTTTAGAATGTCGTGAGAGCATCGGAGGGATAAGAAACATTTACTTTGTGAACAACAATGTTATGGGAGCTTATACTATTGATGTAGATGGTGAGTTAGATGATTTAGGTGCTGCAAGTTCAGCATATAAGTACGAACTTAATCCACAATCTTCAGACTTTGACGAAGCGATTACTGTGTCAGAAGAAAATGGAACGGTATTTTATGAGCAAACTATTAATTTAGCTTTGCCTAATTTATCAAAAGATGCGTTAAAGAACCTTAAGGTATTAGCTCAGGGTAGATTTCAAATCTTTGTAGAGGATAATAACATTAACGAGGCTACAGGTTTCGGTGATGTATACCTTGCAGGTGCTTATAATGGTATGACCGTAACAGGTGGGAACATTGGGAGAGGAAAAGCGTTCGGAGATATGAGCGGTTATAACTTAGCTTTGGTAGGTAGAGAGCAGCGTGCTGCACTTTCAGTAGTGCCAAGTGCAGTTGTGGCAGATACAATCTTCGGAGGTCTTACAACTTTAGGTAATAGACCTGCAATAGTTACTTCTTAAAGTAAAATTATAATTCAATACTAAAGCTCTACTTAACGGTGGGGCTTTTTTTATGCAAACAAAACAAAACGAGTAAATTACTATTTATATATATACACACTTAAACAAAGAAGATGCCTACAAATTTAATAGTAAGACAAGGAACAACAGGAGTTATAGTAACTCCAAGTGATGTTACCGATATAACAGGTTCAAACGCTAACACTCCTGCTACGTTGTTTGTGGGTAATGGTGGAGATATTGATGTGATCACTTTGGGTGGTTCTACATTACTTCTTAAAAATATTGCAGATGGTTCTTTCTTACCTATTCAGGTAACAAGGGTTAAAGCAACACTTACAACTGCAACGGACATAGTAGCTATATTTTAAGGTATGATTAATATCATACAAAATTCAATTGGTGCTTTAGCTAAAAGGCTAGGCATCGTAACGAAGAACCTCCAAATGTGGTTAGGCTTTTATAAGTCTGATGTCATAGGAAGGGAGTTGGTGGTTAATGGTGATTTCGCTACGGATTCAGACTGGACTAAGCAAGCAGGTTGGACTATTTCAGGTGGTGTAACTAATGTAGATTCATCGGTGGCAGGTTCTACAAATATAACAAGCACAAATTTAACCCTAACTATTGGGAGTACATACGATGTTGAGTATTACGTAGATAGTGCTTCAGGTATTGGTGTAGCTTCAACGGTTGGCGGAGTGGGTGAACCAACTTTTTCTATAGCGACAGGTAATAGGGTTAGAACTATTGTAGCAACTTCAACACAAGGCTTTATATTATCGGCTTCAGGTAGTACGACTTTAGCTCAAATATCAAACGTAACAGTAAAAGAAGTAACTCAATTCGCTCCTGACAAATCGACCAACTCGAACGATGCGAAGTTGTTTACAGGTAAGGCGTTGAGTTTTAATGGGAATGATTCGGTTGTATTAGATGGATTCACTTCGAGTGGAGATACTTTTACGTTTGCTTTTTGGGCGAAAGAAACTACATCAGGAGCTACCAAAATGATTTTGGACATAAACCCATCAAGATTTATAATTACATATAAAAACGGAGTACTAAATATCTATAGTGGTGGGTATGTAGCGTTTAAATCAATGCCAATAAATGAATTTAGTAGGGTTATTGTAGCTATAAACGGCACTAGTATATCTGTGTATATAAACGGAGAGAAATACGGTGATACTAAAACTTTAAATTCAGCACTAAATATTACCAATGCAACAGTTGTTAGGTTAGGCGGTGAATATACTAATCTACCTCAATACTATTTCAACGGATTACTGTCCGACTTCCAAATCTACAACGCATCTTGGATTCAATCAGACGTAGCCTTCGACTACAACAACCCTAATCACCTCGTAACGGATAACCCTGACACGACTTTAACCTTATCGAATCTATCAGCTTACTACGCTTTAAGTGAGGGTAGTGGTTCAATAGCTTACGATAGCTCAGGTGGTGGTAATAATGGAACTATTACAGGTGCTACATACGATGACCAACAACCGACCATACCTCAATTGGGTTTAATGGATTGGGCAAAGAGTACTCCAGTGTCTACAGAGGTAACACTTATACAAGCACCAAATAATAAAGGTTACGATATTCTAGGTAACTCGCTTCGATTAAGAGAGAGAGGGTTTAATTTAGATGGGAGTGGTTATAGTTCGGTTGTTATGTCAAGTGAATTAACAGCTATAACAAATGGAACGATTCAGTTTTGGTTAAAAAATTCTAAATCTACTACCTTTGTTATGTTTAATGAAACTACTACAACAAACTACTTAGGTGCTTGGAACGGTAGTGGTGATTTTTATAATGATTCTGCTTCTGGAACGGTTACACAATATGCTGATGATAATTCTACAGTAACATCTACAAAAATAACCGATGGTACGTGGCATTTATATACGTTCACAGGTGTAGATTTGAGTTTATTTAATGAGTTTCAAATAAGTAATTATTCAACTTCTTCCTCTATTTGGTTAGATTGTATTATAGATGAGGTTACTATTTACGATAGAGTGCTAACATCGAAGGAAATAACCAACAACTACAAGGTAGGTTTAAACGCTCACAAAGTAGGTTCAGCATTTAGTACAGAGTTCTCAAGTGAATTTGGATTTTAAAAAATAAACATGGCAAAGCAAGATTATACATTACGAGCGATCAAGGATAGATATAAAGCTCTAGTAAAGAGTAAATCACTAACTAAGATTTCTGTAGCTTCTGCTGAAAAGAGAAGTAGAGCAGAGTTGTTAGATATGGTAGAAGAAATGTTTGAAAGTAAAGAGACTCACATCTCAGCAGAAAGCCTTAGAGCGTTCTTACATATCTTAGTTAAATCAACTAAAAACTCAAGCGATGATAGGTAACATATTTATATGCTTAGAAGAGCAAACTTACAAAGGATTAATTCCTGAAGAATTAGAAGGTTCTTACGCTCGTAAAACTTACGATGAAGATGGTGAATTATTAAATATACTACCTACTACATTCGAAGAAGTTGGAATAGATAATAGAATTAAGTTCGGTAGTGTTATCGAAATAGATGTGAACGGAGCTAAGCACTATGTAATGGAGTTTAATGCTTCGTGGTTACAAAGTGAGGTTACTACATTAATTAACTTAGGGAATGGTTTAAACTATCCTAGTAATACCTTGCTTACAAATGCAGAGGCTATAAGTTTAATTAACCAGTATACAAATGATATACCTGAATAAATTAAGAGGAGCGTTCATTATCACTTATACTATAGGGGATAAGATACAGCTACAAACACAAAGAGAAGATTATAAAACTGCTAAGACCTACGCTAAAGCATTAGGTAAAAAGCATAAAGTTAAAGTAAATGATAAAGCTAAAGCACGAACAGAGTAATACGGTTTATCTATCATTAGAAGAAAATTCTACTAATGCTTATGATAACTATTATTTACTTATATTTACTAATCTACAAACACGAGTTAGCGAAGCGAAAGTGGTAACTAAAGGAGATGTAAATGTAAGGTCGGTAGCTTTAACTTTCAACGTAAACACAGGAGCAGAACCTAAGTATACAATGCAGGAGATGAGTTTCTTTTCCTACGATGTATATGAACAAACAGAAGCGACTAACGAAGATCCATTAGATGCCAGTGTTCTCGGATTGCGAGAGGTTGGCAAAGCGTGGGTAGGTGGTACGAGTGAGGTGGTTTATATTAAACAAGCCGAAGCAAACAATACTAATAGTGTATATTTAAAAGTATGAGTTTCAAAGTAATAAATTTCGCATCAATCAACACACCTAAAGCAGTCGAAAGCCCTGCTAAGGATTGGGTTGCTTACGGTGAAGAGAACGATTATTTCACTTATCTAATTGATAGGTGTAATGGTTCAGCAGTTTCTAACGCTATTATCACGAGTGTAAGCGACCAAATCTACGGAGAAGGCTTATCTGCTACTGATAGTTCTAAGCGACCTTTAGACTACGCTAAAATGCGTACTATATTCAGAGGTGAAGATGTGCGAAGAGTAGCAGGTGATTTGAAAAAGCTTGGAATGGGTGCATTTAATGTAGTTTGGAATAAGGGAAAGACTCAAATACTCAAAGCAAAGCACATACCGATGCAGAACCTACGACCTGAAAAGGCTACGGAGGGAGAAATTAAAGGTTGGTACTATTCAGATAATTGGAGTGAGTACAGGAAAGATAGATACAGACCTAGAAGAATAGAATCTTTTGACGGTTCACGAGGAGAGGAAACTCAAATATTAGTTATTGCTCCTTATTCGGCAGGGTTCTTTTACTTTAGTCCTGTAGATTATGTAGGTGCTTTACCATGGTCAGAGATAGATGAGGAAATAGCAAACTACCACAAGACAAATATCCAAAACGGATTTGCTCCTACAATGCTTATAAACTTCAATCAAGGAGTTCCTACAGAAGATGAGCAAGGAATGATTGAGAATGCTATCGAACGCAAATTAATAGGTACAGGTGGTAAAAAGTGGCTTACGAGTTGGAATGATGACCAATCAACTGCTACTACAATAGAAACAATACCTATTTCAGAAGCTTCAGAGCAATATAAATTCTTATCTGAAGAATCTACACAGAAAATATTAATAGGGCATAGAGTAACAAGTCCTATGCTATTCGGTATTAAAGATGCAACTGGTTTAGGTAATAATGCAGACGAGATTAAAACGGCATCACAGTTGTTTGATAACAAAGTAATACGACCAAAGCAAAACATCATACTAGAAGCAGTTGATAGTATATTGGCAGTTAATGGAATTGTATTAGATTTATTCTTTAAGACTATCGAACCTATTGAGTTTGTAGAAACTGAAGGATTAAATATAGAAGAAACAGAGAAAGAAACAGGTGTTAAAATGTGCGAGAACTTTTCTAAGGAAGACGAGAAGCAGGATTTTATAGTAGCTACTGAGTTAATAGGATTAGGTGAAGAACTTAGTAGCGATGAATGGGAATTAATAGCCGATGAAGATGCAGAAGAACACGAGGATTTATTAGCCTTTGAGTTTGCGAGTACTGGAGTTGCAAGACCTAACGCAAAGAGTGAGCAGGATAAGACTATCAACGGCTTTATGTATAAAGTTCGATACTCTTACGCTCCGTTAAAAACAAGCTCTAATAGTAGAGAGTTCTGTCGTAAGATGGTGAACGCTGATAAACTTTATAGAAAGGAAGATTTAATAGCAATGGGTTCTAAGTCTGTTAATTCAGGTTGGGGTGAAGGTGGAGCAGACACTTATTCTATATGGAAGTATAAAGGTGGAGGTGCTTGTCATCACAAGTGGAGAAGAAAGACATTTAAGAGTACTATTAAATTAGATGTTAAAAGTCCTTTAGCTCCAACGGTAAGCACAGGTAAAGCAGACTCAGAAGGTTACAGAGTACGGAATGATAGAGAGGTTGCTATGAAGCCTATCGATATGACTAACAAAGGATTTATAAAGAAAAGATAATGGCAGCACTATTTTGCAACGAAGATAAATTAAAGAGTTCTACGGCGATTAATTACAACGTAGATACTGCATTCTTGTTACCTTTTTTAAAGATAGCACAAGATAAGAATATGCAGGTTATATTAGGGACTGACTTATACGAAAAGTTGGAAGCTGATATAGTAGCAGGAAGTATTACAGGTAACTATAAAGTGTTAATTGATGACTATGTACAAGATAGTATTATCCATTACGCATTAGTTGAGGCTTTACCGTTTATATCCTTCCAAATTAAGAACGGATCGGTAACTCAAAAGAATAGCGAGAACGGAACTGCTGCCAGTAAATCAGATATTAATTGGTTGATTCAAAAAGAAAGAGATACAGCCGAGTTTTATGGTCAAAGAATCGTAGATTACCTATGTGAAAATTCTAGTTTGTTTCCTGAATACTCAAGTAACTCAGGTGCAGATATGAATCCAATTTCTAATGCATACAATACAGGTCTAAGGA